CCCTTACCTTCTTCCAATTGCTTTTTGCGGTAACGGGCAATCCATTCCCGCGCTTCGCAATCTTTAAAGTGTTCCATGTCCATCAATGTCGCCAGTTAATTCCAAGGCTTTGAGAATCACCCATTGCGGGTAATGCACTCCATCGCGCACCCTGTCTAAAATTCTCATTGCCGTTTCGTATGTCATACAAACAAAAGTTGTTGTGTTTTAACAGAACCGCCCGCATCGTAGCGTTTTGATTCGCCTTTAGGGTATGGCAATACGGCATAGGTTAGTTCGCTTGCCAAACGCTTTTTTAAGCCCTTGCTTGCCGCAAAATAAACATAACGATGTTTACGCGCCCGTTCAACAAAGTAAACATTTTCTTCGCCGTACTTTTCAATCACTTCGGCATTGGTCATTCCATGTGCGTATGTTGTGTGATGCAAATGTTCTAAGCCTTTTACCTTTGGGTCTTTAAACTTGGAACTTAGGCCCGTGTAAATGAAATTTGTGGCTTGGTAAACATAACCTACATGGCCTTGGTCAGAATCGGCATACGAAACCACAATGCTAGGCTTGGGCAACATATCCATCGATTTAGCAACTAACTGCGATGCTATGTTTTTTTCATTTAGGCAAACTAATCGGTTTAATTCAATCACATTATCTTGCCATTGCTTGCCGCATACACCTTGCCGCAGGGTAGAACTTGCCGATGTGCCGTATGTCACAACCCCAACCAATTCATCATTGATGTAAGCGCCAAAGGCATACGAAATTGATGGCATCCGTTTGGCATAGTGTTTTTCAAGTAACCACGGTTCGGTTTCAAAAGTATTGATGGGCAGAACTTTCATTTGTACCCCAATGCTTGCGTAATTTGGGTATGCAGTTCAAGCGGTTTAACTTTACTTGGGTTGCCGCCTTCAATCAATCTAGGTTTAGGCAACGGCAAACCCTTTTTCCTAAACATTTCATCAGGCGACCTATCACCCATTAAAGCGGGTACATCGCCTGTTTGCCCATCGTGCGCTTTGTACAGTTCACAAAAACGATGTTGTAAATAACTCAAGTCTTTTGTTTCGGTGCGGCAAACTTTTGCCCATCCACCCATATCCCGAATACTTGCATGGGTTGCGCTATCGCCAAAATCAACATCGCTATAAGCCCCAACCGAACTCATAGCCTCATACACCCGCCCCCATTCACGCAAAGAACGGTCAGTTTTAGTGCCACCCAAAATACGCACAATATCGGCAACCTTTGGCACAAAATGTCCTTTGTCGGGGTCGGTCGCATGATTGCTTAGTGCCTGTACCACTTGTTCAAACTCAAAGGCTTGGCAACCGTTCCACCAAACATTCAATGTAAATTCGCTTACATCTTGTTTCCAGTAGCCAAGCGCATCACCGACCAATTGGTAAAAATCTGTTTTTTGATTTGGGTTCATGCTAAACCTTCTTTCTTTAACAATCGTTGAACAACGGCACGGTTTGACGCTTCTAATGATTCCTGTTTGTTAAGTTTGGGTTTTATGCCATCAGGCGGTAATGCCTTGGCTAACCATTCCAAAGGTTGAACGGGTTTAGCCCTGATGCAATCGCGTAGGGTGTTGACCAAGGTTTCATCGCCGTGCGCTTTTCTTAGGCTACCTAAAAACGAACGGGCGCTTTTGTCAGTAGCCCCCGCATTGGTCAACAATGGAACACCGTAGCCAAAAATAATTTCATCAGGCGTTAGGGGCGGTTTAACGCCCGTATCTTTAGATACGGAATTGTGTTCTGTGTTGTGTGTTATGTGTAGTGTGTCTTGTGTAGCATTGCTATCGGATTGCGTTGGCAATGCGTTCGCATCTTTCTTGTTCCATCTAGCCTTTGCGGACGCACTAGCCTTTTCACTTTTTTCGCCAATCTTGGCAATTTCTTTGTTTGCCCTATGGTGAATCCAACCATCCGCAGTTCGTTCGAAATACTCTTGCAATACGATTGAAATGCAATCGCTATGCGAACGCATCCTAATCTGTCTTGATATTTCTGTTATTTCAAGCGGTATGGGTAGTTCGTGAAGATAGTACCAATCAAGCAAACGCCGATAGGCCAAATCTTCCATGTCGGAAAGATGCGATGTGTGACTTTGATAGTCACCAATATTGAACTGGTAATAGTGCATTTTTTTTCCACTTACAAAAACCACTTAAAAGAAACGGCGGCAGGGAAAAAGTGGGAATCCTTTTCGGTTGGGTAGCAACTCCCAACCTAGCCGTGTTTCAAAAAATTGTATCAAAGAATCATCATTGTGTGCAAATCTTTGCGTTCATCATGGGTCATAAAATAATAAAACCCTTGTGTGTAATCTTTGTGCAAGTGATAGCAAATCAGGTGATACAAAGAATCTTCCATTGATTGATTCGCATACGCAAACGCAAGGTGTTCCATCATTAAAGATTTGTGATGTAAATATTTTTCTATCTTAGTCATTTGAACCATTCAGGTTTTAGTACCTTCAATTGCCAAAGTCGCGCCTTGGGTATTTCTTTCCATTGGCTAATTGCCGATTGGTTGATGCCCAATATTTGCGCTAATTCGGTCTGATTGCGTACCTTGGTTAACAATTCTTGTTTAGTCATACCCTATTATAAGCCAACTTATAGATTGTTGCATAGGTGTAAATACCTAGAAAATATTTTTAAAAAAGTGTTGACATGGGTATAAGGTGGCTTATAATTCACCCATGCCCCAAACAAAGGGGTCTTTTAAAAGGAAATCAAAATGCAAACAGTTCAAATTCAAACACGCGGTATCTGCCAATGCTGTGGTCGCGAACAAGCCATCGTTAACGGCAAAATGGCAAAGCATGGTTACACCGTTGAATGTGGTTGGTTTCAAGGTGTGTGCGCAGGTAAAAACTTTGCACCAATGCAAGTTAGCCGTACAGAAACAGATTCAATGGTTGCCGCAGTTCGCAAAGAAGTTGCAGAATTGATTGTTAAAGCCGACAAGGTTGCATTAGGCGATTTGTTGCCAACAACTATTACCCGTAGCCCACGTTTCAAAAGAGAAGTTATTGCATTTGCTGATGCTCAATCTTGGGAACAAAAAGACGCTATCAAGCACATGGAATATCAATTTCGCCGTAGCGCTGAAATGGGTACTGATTTTGCCAACATGATGGAAAAGATTGCTAACGAATTCCACGGCAAAGAATTGGTAAAAGTTGAAAAGAAACCCGCCGCTGAATTCATCATGCCCCGCGACCAAAAGATTGATGCCCAAGGTAATGTTTGCATCTGCACATCAGTAGAGGGCGCACGGGTTTACTTCAAGTTCGACAAGAACGGCAAAACTTACAAAACTTGGATTGGTAGCCAAGCATGGAGAAAATTGCAAGCGGCTTAATAGGAAAGGGGGCGAAAGCCCCCATTAGGGAAACTACTTAGAAAATAATTTAAAAAAAGTGTTGACCTGTATATTAGTTGGCTTATAATTACACCATGCCCCGAACTTCTTGGGGTCTTATAGGAGAAAGTGAAATGACTAAACGCAAATACAAACTTGATGTAGCCAACCATGTTGATGTTGATGGATGGCATGAAGATGAAATCACTTATGTTTTAAATCTTCCATACGGTTTTCGATTTTCCGATGATGTAGTTCATGTTCGCGGTTATGACACCATGATTGAATTGCGTATGTCGGCTAAGAACGATGTAATCCCCTGCAATTGCACATCTTGCGTTAATCGTAAATAAATCAAACGGGGGCTTAGTCCCCCATCAAAGGACAAAACAAAATGAAACAAAAAATCATTACCACTTTAATTGAATGTGTTTTGGCAATCATCATTTTTGGTGGTTGGGGTGTACTGTTGGCATGGCGGGGTTAAGAATGAACTTTATTAAACGCTTTAAAGCCTTGTGGCAAATGCCATCACCTAAAGAAATGGCGGCTAAAGAACTTGAAGAAGCCAAGCGCCGTTTTTTAGATTCTCAAAGCGCAATGGAATACACCAAACGAATGTCGGATTACCACGCTGACCGAATCAAACGCCTAACCAACTATTTAGAAAGTACAGAATGAAACAAATTGCAACCGCATTGGTGCAAGCGCAAAAGGCATTTGCACCCGCTTTAAAGAACGCCTACAACCCGCATTTCAAAAATAAGTATGCCGACCTTGCCGCGTGTGTTGAAGCGGTTATAGACGCGCTAAACAATAACGGCATTGCCCTTGTGCAAAAAACCCGTGAATGTGTTGGCGGCGTAATGGTTGAAACAATCTTTGTGCATGAATCAGGCGAAACAATTGATTGCGGCGTTTTGCAATTCCCTGTAGTTAAGAATGACCCGCCCGCGTATATGTCGGCATTGACCTACGCCCGCCGCGGTTCGTTGATGGCGGCTTGTGGAATTGCACCTGAAGATGATGATGGACAAATGGCAACCATTGCCGCAAAAGGTGTAGATGAAAGCGCCCTTATGGACCATTTGGCGGCTATTGACGCATCAACTGACCAAGACGGTTTAAAGAACGCCTACAAAGCCGCGTATGCCGCTTGTAATGGTAATTCTGATTGGCAAAAGAAAGTGATTGCCGCCAAAGATAAAGTAAAGGCCAAACTATGACTAAAACAGAACTATTAGACCATTTTGCGGTTATTGCAATGCAAGCCCAAATTGAAAAAATGGGCATTACAAATCCATTTTCTACGGCACAAACCGCCTATCGAATGGCGGTAGAAATGCTAGAACATCGTGAACGCATTTTGCGGGAATGGCAAAAAGAACAAGAATTGCAACACAAATACCAAAACTCTGACATTAAAGACCTTGATTTGCCAATTAGGTATCACCGTTGTTTAGTTTCAGAACAAATTTTGATGAAGCATGACCTTTGCAATTGGACGGAACGCGAACTAAGAAGAATACCAAATTTAGGTGTTAAAGGGTTGCAATTTGTTAAAGAAGCAATGGTTTTGCATGGGTTGAAATTTAAGGGGCAAGAATGATTGAAGTTGTACAAGGTAGTGACGCATGGAAACAATTGCGGCTTGGCAAAGTTACGGCATCGCGTGTTGCTGATGTAATTGCTAGAACTAAATCAGGTTATGGTGCAAGCCGTGAAAATTACATGGCGCAATTGATTTGCGAACGATTAACTGGAACGGTTGCAGAATCCTACACAAATGCGGCAATGCTTCACGGTACAGAAACCGAACCATTAGCCCGCGCCGCGTATGAATCGTATGCTGATGTATTGGTAGATGAAGTTGCATTTGTACCGCACCCCATTATTGAAATGGCGGGGGCTTCACCTGATGGGTTAGTTGGCGAATATGGCTTGTTAGAAATTAAATCGCCAAACACGGCTACACACATTGATACGCTAATTAGCGAACAAGTACCTACAAAATACTTTACGCAAATTCAATGGCAACTTGCCTGTACGCGGCGTGAATGGTGTGATTTCGTATCGTTTGACCCACGCTTACCAAACGGGTTACAACTCTTTATTAAGCGCGTTGAATTCGATACGGAATATGCAGCAATGCTTGAAGAAGAAGTAATAAAGTTCTTAGACGAACTTGATAGCAAAATTAGTAAACTAAACGAAAGATTAACCTATGTCATCTAAATTAGACCTTATCGCTGTTGTAGGCGAATACACCGATGCCCAAGGCAATAACAAAAAACGCTTTTCTAAAATTGGTACGCTTTGGGATAAAGGGCAACAAGGTATTAGTTTGAAAATCGACCACATCCCCGTTAGTTGGGATGGTTGGTTAAGTGCTAGACCGCCGCTTGAACCGCGCACCGCCGCGCCACAACGCCAAGCCGCGCCTATGCCTGATGACGATATACCGTTTTAATTAACAACGGGGGAACGCGGGCAGAAATGTCGGACGAACGCTAGTACCCCACCTTTATAGGACACTACAAAATGTTAGATTTATTTGAACAAGATTTGTTAAGTAAATTGAAAGCCAATTATCGCAAAGTATTGGGAAACAAAGGTGGCGATTGCCCTTGTTGCGATAGGTTCGGAAAAATTAACGGTTATTCAATTACCAAAACCGATGCAAGGGCGTTAGTTTGGATTTTTGTTAACGGCGATAAAGATGGTTGGGTTCATATGCCAACCGCATCACCACGCGAATTTATGCGGGGCAAAAGTTTTACTAACTTGCGCTATTGGGGCTTGATTGAAAATTACCCAAACGACAACAAAAAAGTAAAAGGTTCGGGGCTATGGCGTGTGACCAATAAGGCAATAAGATATATGCACGGCGAAATGCAATTGCCTAAAAAGGCGTTTG